AAGAGGGATAGGGTAGTATAAGAACTTCCATCCTTTTTAATTCTATCATGATTACCAGTGTTTACAAAAATATCTTTACAGTTAAACGAGTCTAATAACCTACCGAAGGCTAATAGCTCTTCCCCTCTAGGGTTTCTCTTATGAAAGATGTCTCCGTTAATTATAACACCATCAGGTGGCTTCTTGTTTACTAGCCTAGTTAGCGTTTCTACTTGTTTATCTAGGAACCCTGGGATATAATCGCTTCTTAAGTGGGTGTCTGTAAGGATTAGTAATTGGTAGTCTTTAGGTTTTCTCATTATATTAATTCGGCTATGTTAGTGGGATTTAAATTATCGTCAAACTCTACTTCTTCTACACTTCCGAATGAATCACCAACCTCAACATCAACTTTCATCGGAACTTTAAAATCCATATTATACTTATCTTTAAGGTACGTAATATCTTCCATACACTCTTTGATAAGTTTTGCAACTACTTCAGTATTTTCCGTATCGCATTGAACTTCAATACTATCGTGTACTGTTGCTAGTATCTCTACATCGTCTAATCCTAATTCATCAATTTTATTTTTCATATTTAATAAGGAGTTTAGAACCATATCAGATGTAGAGCTTTGAATTACAAAGTTTAGACCTTGTCGTAATGCGCGGTATTGATACTTTGTAATAGGGCTGTTTACGTTAGGAAGATTTCTACGTCGTCCAAATAAACTCATAGAGTATCCATTAGCCTTTGTAAACTTATTAACTACTTTCATAAACGTAAAGATACCTGGGAACTGTGTCTGGAATCTTTTAAAGATGTCCTTCGCATATCCATCAGACCTTCCTATCTGTTCAGCCAGTTTTTTATACGAGCCTCCATACACAATCAAGAAAATACAAGACTTAGCTATCTGACGTTCTTCTTTGGTTATTTCTGAAACCTCTTTCCCGAAAACTAACGAGGCAGTATAGTAATGTAAATCCTCTCCTGATTTAAACGCGTCAATCAAGGCTGTATCTCTACTGCAATGAGCTAGTACTCTAAGCTCAGCTTGTGAGAAGTCAGCTGCAATAAAGGTTTTTCCCTCGTCAGCTATCATAAGCTTTCTAAGGTTTACTCCGTCTGCTGTAGTTCTAGGTAAAGTATGAAACGATACTCCCTTGCTTTGGTCTTTCTTTCTACCTGCTGAGTACTTAGAGCAGCTTAGGCGACCTGTTACGGTAGCCGCGAAGTTATACTGTGAGTAGATTCTACCGTTCTGATTATTCTCGAGAGCAGCCTCTACACCCTTTACATAAGTTTTATATTGTTTTGCTAAGGTCTTGTATGCTAATAGCTTTGTAATAAACTCTCGGGCTGGATGAGTGGTTGATAAACCTTTCATTACTAGCTGCATATGCTCCTCTGTAATGGAAGGTGCTTTAGTCTTTTCGGAGACCATAGTAGGTGTAAGGTTGTAACCTTCCTTTGTAAATAAAAGATTTGCTACTTCCTTAGTAGAGTTAGGGTTTAGGTCGTCGTCAAACTTTGAAAGACTATTTAACTCAACTACAGCCTCTTCAAGCTTTACCCCTAAGGTTACGTCAAGCTCTTTAAGGTATTCAATATCTACCTTTAAGCCTCTGTTTTCCACCTCCCCTAAAGCAATAGTTACATCTTTAAGTAGTTTATCATATATCGGTGATACATTCAAAGGTTTCATTTCCTTACGCATCTGTTTCCAACAGCGTAAAGTAAGATCGCAGTCAGCTGCGTTACCTATAGCCATTTCATGTAAAGGCATGTTTGCCCAATCATGTTCCGCTCCGTTAGTTACTGTAAGCATTTTTTAAGAATTAGATTTAGAGCGGGGACCTGTAGGTCTGTAAGATTTACGTCCATGGTCAAAACACCAATGAATTTTGTTGCAAAAATCATTATCATCCACAATAGGCTCTAAGTGATTCTTGAGATTTGAAATCATATGTATTACATCCCTCCTACAAAGACCAGTCGCTTTCATAATCCTACTTATGCGAAAAGTTTTTGTGTGGTGAGAAACTACAGCAGGTTGCCATTGAATGAGGGCTCCCATGAATTGGTACTGGTCTTCTAAGGACATTGCGTGTATGTCTATTTTTGTAATCATTAAACTGCGGCTAAAGAGTTTTCAAGGCAGACAGTACGGAGCATTGCAGCTGTTACTAGATATGGGTCGCAATTAGCAGCAGGTCTACGGTCTTCAAAATAACCTTTGCCTGCTTTTACTACACTATCAGGAATACGAACACTGCAACCTCGATTAGATTCTCCATATGTGAATTCATCGTAACTAGAAGTTTCGTGCGTACCTGTAAGTCTAGCTTTGTTACCGTACCCGTAAACTTCTATATGACGCATATGGGTCCACTCTAATTTTTCAATACCTCTGTAAATATGCTTAATGTCGTGACGCATTAACCATGTTGAAAAATTAGTATGACATCCAGCACCGTTCCCTTCTGTAACAGGTTTGGGTGCAAATGAAACTGAGTAAGGGTTGCTTACGTCTTCAGATAATCTTTCTAGAATATACCTAGCTATCCACAAGTCATCAGAAGCTCGTACAGGGTCCATAGGTGAAGTTTGGAATTCCCATTGACCTATAAGAACTTCAGCGTTAATGCCATACATCCCAACTCCTGCGTACATGCAAGCTTGTAGATGGGCTTCAGCTAACTCCCTACCTTTCACTTTAGCATTTCCTACACCGCAATAAGCTTGAGTAGGATTTTTAGTTTCTAAAGGACCCTCAGGACCAATTAATGTATACTCTTGCTCGAAACCGAATAAAGGTTGGGAGTCTTTAGTTACTGGTAAATTGCACTGGGTTACTAGTTCCGCTCGGAAATTAGTGGAGTGGGGGGTAGAGTCAGTGTTTCTAACCTCGCACAATGCTATGAAGTTCTCACCTTCCCGTCGAAAGGGGTCTCGGTAAGTCCTCACAGGGTGTAAGATAACATCTGAGTCTTCTAGGGTACCTTGGTAAGTACTACCTCCGTCGAAATTCCAATCCTTAGGAGCTTCAAACTCGTCTAAGACTCTAGTCTTACTTCTAACTTGAGAAGAGAGAGGTGTACCGTCAATCCATACATATTCTACTGTTTTTTTCATTTTAATAAACGTCTAGTTCGTTTGGGAAATACTCTTTAGTTAAATCTTTAAGAGCGTGAGGCTTATTCTCATCCAGAAGTGAATGTATAATTTGGCTATCCTCAATGTTATTAAAGTCCGTCAATCCCCATTGTCTCATAAATTTGTAATCAAATTTCATATTATGTGCAATTTTAACAATATTCTTCGACGCCATAATCTCTGAGCAACGCTTTTTGATGTGTTCGAGCTCTGAAGGTAACCATTCCGACTCTTTATGAAATACAGGGAATACAAATGAATGATTATCCTTGTAAGCGAATCCACACGTTAGAAGTTTATGTTTCTGGAAATCAAGACCTTCAGTCTCTAGGTCAAATGCCACAGCTTCAGCTTTCATACACTCGTCCATCATTTCATCAAACCTAGCGATATCCCCGTTAATAAGTTCATAAGGAGATTCATCAAACTTGTTAATCTTGAGGATAAACTTATCGTATGCGTTATTTAAGTCCTGGACGAATAGACCTCTAAGCTTAGGCTCGGCATATAAGGAGAATGGGTGAAAGGAAGGTACGATAGAAATCTGAGTTTCCTCATCATCCACAAGTTGTACTTTAAACTCCTTTCCACGCTTATTACCTATTCCGGACTTCTTAGTAAGGGTCTTCATAGCTAGGTTTCCTAGAGGGATGACTAGGTCAGGCTTAATAGCCACCAGGTCCTCTTCTAAGAGCTCTCTATGCTTCGTAAAGCTCTCTTTCGTCATATCCTCCTCTTTGACGTTAAAGTCCTTCACAGCGGCTACAAATTGATATGAGTCAGCAGGTAAATTGGACTTCTCTATGAGAGAGGTGAGGGTTTGATACTCTTCATCGGAGAATTCAAAGATTCTACCGTACTTCTTTTGGTAAGAGTCGTGAATAAAGACGATTTTCTCGTCTCCGGTGGGTTGACGATATACTTCGTCTTCTTCGGAATTTTCGAAAGAATTAAATAAATTATCTAAGTCGGCCATCTGTAACAGGTTATGGTTAAAAAGAAAAAGAAACCTCACTATTTGAATAATAAGGACTTCGAAGAGCTAATCAAGAACTATCTTGCTGACCCTCCTACATATGAAAGTGATTTGGTTGAGAAACTAGGTCTCTTAATTACAAATATTTTACACACTTTCAAATTTAGAGTGGACCCTGATGATGCTAGACAAGAATGTTATGTCCTAGCTTTCAAGGTCCTTAAGAATTTTGACCCAGAGCATGGGTCAGCTTTCAACTACTTTACTACAGTTATCGTAAACAATCTTAAACTAATGTATACTAAAAATAAAAAGTACCAAGAGAAGATTAAGAAGTATCAAGAGTTACGAACTCCGGAGTATCTCAAAACAGGGTCTAAGCCCGATTCCGATTATTAAAGCTTTTATAAATATAAGGTAAGTATTCGGTTTTTCGAATACGACCTTTTATAGCTTGTATGAGGCACGGGACTTGTGTAACGTTATATGCTACAAAAGCATGAGGGAGGTCCCAACTGTTTACAAGGTATAGGGTTTCATCCCCATCTTGTTTAACCCATTTATCTAAGTGTTTTAGCAACTCTGTAGAGTGCTCATCCCATTTAGAGTAGTATAGTACGTTAAAGTTCTCCTCCCTCTTTCTACGAAAGATATTGTTTAAAATACTCTCCTTTTCTAATCTTTCGATTACCCTAGGCATCTTTTTTAGTAGAAGTATCTGAATCCATGTTTCCGAGAGCAGCTAGCTCTTCGCGTGTAGGTTCTTTTAGTTCTTCAGGTAATTCCTCACCTACTTCTGCAAATGCCTTTGCTTTCTCCTCATCAGACATGTTATTAATCATGTCGGTCATTTGGCTCATAAAAGTATCGATTCCGCGATAGAAGAGAACCTTAGCGAACTCATCATCACTCATTTCAGGAGGTTTTGCAGCTTTACGAAGTTCATCCCATTGGGATGTTTCCGCTTTACTCATTTTAATATATAATTTCATACGTCGTTTAGATTGTTTTACAGTGAATTTCCAATTGATCTTAGTTGGATCGAAAGTGGCTAGAATAACTTTGTTTTTATTTTCCACACTCTATTATAGTGTATGGTACCTAAAAAAGATCCAAATGATTTGCTTAAATTAGAAAATGATTTTTATGTCAAACCTCGAGTTAATGGTAAGCGTAAGGGAGCATCCTATGAGAGGCAGCTGGCTAAGAAGCTTAACCTTCGATTCAATACTAAGGACTTCAGTAGAACTCCAGGTTCCGGTGCTTTTGCTACTACCCATACCCTACCTAAGCATCTTCAGATTCATGGAGACCTAATTACTCCTGAAAATTTTAAATTTGTAATAGAAGCTAAGCGGGGATACGATATCACGCTTGAAGATTTATGGAAGCCTAAAAGTAATTTCTTTAAATTTATAGAGCAGGCTCGTAGGGATGGAAGAGCTGCTCAGAAGCCTTGGGTGTTAGTGTATAAAAAAGACCGTCAGAAAGAGATTGTAATATGTGAACACAAATTTGATATGAATCCAAGAGCTCTTATCAATAGTAAGTATTACATCTATCTATTAGATGATTTGCTTAAACTTGAAGACTCTGAGTTTATGAGTTAAGGTATCCAGATACTCTTTCTTTATTATTAGAAAGTGTACTTGCGTTTATAAAATGTGACTGGCTTCTAGACGTACCACCGTTATCTCTAATTCTAGAACGTGTTGATGATTTTGCACCTCTATTTAATTCTAAATTATTAATAGAGTCCTGATCCCCTCTTGAGAGTGCTAAAGCTTTAGCAGCGGCGTTATTTCTAATATCCCCATGAGTTACCATTTTAGTTCCAGGGGAATCTGAATGTTTAACAGCTACTACCCCGGGTCCTGTCCCACACAAGGTTACGGAGCGTCTTAATTCTCTACCAGCTTTTAACATTCCTATTTTCTTCTTATCAGGCTTATCCATATCTTCCAAATCATCTATCATTTTCTGTTCTTTATATTCAGCCACTCTATCTGCTAAAGCGTAAGCTTTTGATTTGTAAGCGGGAGTTCCTTTTAAAGAATCTAATTCTTTTAGTTGAATTTTAATTGAAGCAGCCTCTTTAGAAGATTGGGAATTAAGAGTTCCAGTTTGTATAGCATCATCTAAATCTGCTACAAGTACAGCCCTTTCTACTTGGTGTCCAGTTAATATCTCAGCTCCAGTAGAGTCACCATCAACTAGACTAGGGTCTACAATTCTCTTGTAAGCTTCTTCTGTGTTCTTTACATGTCTCTTTGCACTATCAATGCCAGCAGCGTGGAGAACTCTCTTTGCAGGTCCTGGAGGGATACCTACTAAAGTTTCAGTTACACCTATATTTACATACTCTTCATCTTTTAAATGTTCTACTGATGCATTACCTTGGCTAGTAGATCCATCTTCCCTGTAATACTTATCGGATATAGGTAGTATAAATTTTCCGTACTGGGGGGTCATAGCTATTTGTCCATTAGGGGACTCAGGATCTATACCGAGTTTAGTTAACATATATCTCATATCTTCCTTAGAATCGCATTGAAGTAATGAGTCTGCTACAACACGTGAGGGGTAGGGAAGATTATACACACCCTGTCCCGCAGGTAGAATACCTGTCATCTTATTTACAGTTCCGCCACCAGGGTGAGTCATAGTGACAGAAACTTTCCCTTGGAACGTATGGTTTACATCATCTATACCCTCTTGGAGAGCGTTATGGATAGGGTTATCATTTAATTCTCGTTTTAAAATTTCTAAAGTAACATTTTTACATTTATCAGATTTACCTTCGAATTCACTTCCAACCCTAGTATCAACATCATCTAAGACTGCTTGAAGTGCCATAGATTTATTATTCATAGTTCCTTTATTTAAACCTTCAAAACCTTTAACATGTTTAGACAATCCTTCTAACCCTGATTCAAACTTTTCACATGCAGCAACTATCTCCTTTACAACCACTCCAATTCTTTGCTCTATTTCTCCAGCCTCAGCTTCCATACCTAAAGATCTAAGATGTTTAGCTTGAAGTAATCCGTTAGCAAGTACTGCAGAATTCTCTGAGATAGTTGATACTAAATTTCCTGCAGACTCCACATGGTCTATTTTAAATAAATTCTCCTTCGAGGCAGTCCCGTCTGGATTACATATTTTAGCTCCTCGGTATTTAGAAACAAGTTGATGTAAAGGGTTCGAACCTTTTGTCCCAGAGTCAGCGGACCCTGTAGTAGTTGAAAGAGCTGTACTATTTGAATCCCCTGCTGTTAGCTTTTTAACTGTTTCTATACCACTTCCACGCTTTTCTTTATCGGGGAACGATTCTAAATCCTCTTCAGAGGTCTCACCTATAAGTCCTGACATCTTAGATGGATTTTCATCCTGTCCTTCGAAATTACCGTAAACCAATGCAAAATTAGATCCTGTAGCATTTCCTAGAAAAAATCTATTTCTAAGCCTCTTAAGAGTCTCATCTTCTTGAATACATTGACCACTATCTAAAGCTTCTTGGTTTTCTATAAAAAAGTCTTGCAATGCCATAGTATCCTCTTGAAGTTCTTTAGTGGCTTCGTGAATACGCTCAGTACTAGGGACGGCTAGCCCAAAAAACATTTCCCCTAGTTTAGCAAGTATAGCCCGATAGGTTTTGTAAGGGTGTCCAGGAGGGTATATTTGAGTAGGACCTTGGAGAGCATGTACATCTGATAATTCGGGATTTGGAAGCATCCCGCTTTGAATTATCTTCTCGTGCTTTATAGATATTTGGTTGTTTCTTGCTGCGGTTTCCTGCGCTTGTTGCATCTCTTCAGGATCTAACAACTCCCCGTTAGGACCCACTAACATTCCGGCTGCGGCGTCATCATCAATTGAAGTGTGAGAGTTTTTATCAGGATCACTTTCTAAACTCTCAGCGTTCTGTAAAAATAGAATAATCTGGTCCAAGAGCTCTACAGGAAGTGATGACGTATGACCGGCTGTAGTCGCAGTCGCTCGAAAATTAAAGGCAGATTCGTCTTCGGAAAGACCTACAAATAGTCCTGTTTCTGGGACAGGTGCTCCGTTGAGGGGTGCGGCTGATTTAAATGCAGCTGCAAGTGAATCTGCCTCAGCTGTATAATTTCCTATAGAATTGAATGCTCCTCTAATTTTATTTAAAGTTCCTTTATCTATGCCTGCAATTCCTCTCTTAGCGTCTACAACTTCTAGTAAGGAGTTTAAGGTATAAGTTCTCTTACGGAGCTTAGTGTAAGAGTCTAGGAGAGATTGAAAAGAATTCATATTTTAAAATAAGATAGGATAGTCTCACATGTGAAACTACCCTATCATAGAGATATTTAATAAATTATTATATTAATCTAAGCCTGCATATTGGACTGCGAAGTCGTAGCGTACAGTTACTTCAATAGAGTGGAACTCATTAGTAGAGTAGTTAAACTCCGCTAGTTTCCAAGATTTAGGGTATGCTCCATATAGGTTAATATGCTTTACTGGGAACATTGCGTTATCTAGTTGATAGATTTGAATATGGGATTTAAACCCACCTTGACCACTCATAAATTGAGGTGTAAAGACTCCATGAATAGGATCATAAGTATTTGACATCCAATCGAATAGTTTTTCAGCGATAGCTCCTGTTACCAGATTATCAAAGGTGATGGTAAGCTCTTCAGGTGTAACCTTTCCAGGGTAGAAGAATTTATCATTAGCACGTTCAACCACAATATCTTCAGACGTAAATGCGACTTGGGATACTTGCTTTGCAGCTAGGGTTAGATTTTCAGCTCCATCCATTCCCATAGGAAGATTAATTTCTATCTCCCATTGGTATGCGCGAAAGGATTCAAGGCTGTGAGAGAGGGTTGGAAGCTCTCCAGTGTTTAGTGTGCGATTTGTTTGTGTTGCGTAGTATGCGTTTGCCATTATTTAGTTCTCCGTAGTATATAGACTTACACGCCTAGTTGGGCGGATTGGTTAGTTAGGTTCAATTCAAATACTAAAACTTCTGCAGTTTTCGTAGGTTTGATTAAGACTCTACACCATAATTCATTGCGGTCTACACGTAAAGGGGTGTTTGTAGTCTCGTCACAGATGACTCTAAATTGAGTGATACCTCTGCGGCGTCTAATGTCGTCCATAGCAGGTTGTACTAGATTAACAACTCTGTTCCATGTCATAGGGTCATTAGGCTCAAAGATAATACTTCGTGTGGATGCTAAGAGCATCTTTCTAATAACAATCATCATTCGACGGACGTTAATTCTGTCCAGAGAACTAGGAGTTCTTTGAGCAGTTCTTTGACCCCAGATGCAAATTCCATCTTGTGCGAATTTAGCAATTGGGTTAATCGCGTTTCCTGGCTGGTAAAGAGAGTCTCTATCACCTTGATTTAGGATAACTTCGATATCAGTAGGTTTTGTAAGCCTACCCCTGACTAGTCCCGCAGGAGCGAACCAAGGATCTGACACTGAGTCAGTGAAACACATCATAGAGATTGCGTAAGCTGCAGGATCTAGGAAGATGTCTGTGCTAGTTGCAGGGTCGAATTGTTTCAGCCATGGCCAATATACAGCGGCGTAGCTACTAGTAATTGCGGCTGTGCGACCTGTGTATTGTCCGTTGTGCCAGTTTACGGCAGCTTGTGCAGTAGGTATTCCTTCGGGAGGTGCTACTACAGCTAAGAAATTTTGAGAGCTCTCGGCTAAGGTAATCAATGTGTTTTGCACATCCTGTTGAGTTATCCCAGGGACACATGCCATTGAAATATTTAGAGAATCATCATCTAAAGCATAAATGCCAGACTTAAGAGTTGTAGTTCCAATTAATGCAGATTTAACATCACCAGTTACTAATCCCGTGGCTCCTGCAGCATCTCCATTATTACCGCCAGCTAGCGAGTATGTACCATCAATCATTTTCATGAATCTAGGTGTAGCTAATCCTGTAGTAATTGTATTATCAGCTTGAGTAGCGCTAACACCTGTAGTTAGTTTGCCATCCCAAGTAGTTGCTGGTGTCCATCCCTTACCAACGGCAGTCGTATTAGATTTAAAGGAAGCTTTAATAAATTCAGATACTGGGTTAGTTTCTCCAATATTAATAACATCTTCTGGGAATAAGGTGATAGCTCCATCCTTTGTCATATTAACTTGGTATCCCTCAGCTGTAGTTCCGTTATTAATTACGTTTACTGAGAAGGTTTTTCCAGTTGTTGATTTAACCTCTACTTTAAGACCTTTATTAGATACACCATTTACAGTAGTAATTGTAGATGCGTTATAACCTGCACCTGTGTATAGAGACTCTACAAGGTATGACCCTCCAGAATATTCGGCGAGAGCCGTAGTACCTGATGCGGTAGCAAAAGTCGCACCGACACCTGTTGTAATATTCCCAGATGATGCATCAATCGAATGTAGACCATCTTGCAAAGTAGAAGAAACTGTCAAGCGAGCGTCTTTACCTGCGTGATTATTAACGAAGTACACACTAGAGGAGTCTGTACCTGATACTGCAGTCCAAGGCCAATCATTAGTTTCTATTGCAGCCATCGAAGTAAGAACAGCGGCTGCAGGATCAGTAGTACCAGTATCCGCGACTGTTAATATATACCCATCTCCATCTGTAGTGTTCGAAGTACCATCTTGATCAGTAGACGAAAAGCTAAAGGAGATAGAAGATGACATAACGATTCCAGATACATTTACCGCAGGACATGAACCAAAGTTAATTCCAACTGATGCGTCGGCGGCAAGGTTTCCGTTTTCTGCTCGCACGTAGTACACAGCGTTAGTTTTAGAGAGAATTTCTAAAGCAGCTAGAAGTCCTTGACCTCCGTTAGTCTGGTTTGTATCTCCGAATGTTCTAAGAAGTTGGGACGCACTTGTAATAAGTGTCGCTTTATTGGCAGGACCTTTAGAGGCGAATCCAACAATTCCCGCTATAGAAGAGTTTACAGCAGGTGCGTATTCAGAAAAATCATTTTCAATTACGTAATTTCCAGGGCTTGAGTAGGTAGGCATGTTTAGTTAGTTTTTTGGAGTAAGAGGATCTTTCGACGTGCGAGTTCGTTTACTGTGTTGGTAATGTGAGAATCAGGTCTTGTTACAGTTGCTTGACCTTCTAACCAGTAATGGATATATTCTTTACCGTCGTAAAATATGACTTCACGACCTTGCTTTGTTAGATTTTGTACAGTAATCATTATATTAACCTCTATGTTATTTATACCTGTAAGGTATCAATTTTATTAATTTTCCTCAATTATAACCTCATTATTATATTTCTCTATTTCCCCTGTAGATGTTATTAGGTATTTTGGAAAGGACAAATAGGCTTCTGCTGTAATTACTATCATTTTTCGAATTACTCTATCCTCCTTATCAGCTACGGATACAACAGAATTATCAGTAATTTGATCAATAAATGCCTTTGTGTGGGACGTATGAGATGTTGTAAAATCTAGGGAAGGGTTAAACAACTGAATTACGTTTTCTAGTATTTGGTTGATATCTTCCACATACTTAGCCCATATATTTATAGAAAAGGATAAATTAATAGGTTTAGCCGTTTTAGAGATAATCCTAAGAGCTCGTTGTGATTTCTTATCCCATACTGTAGAAATTTCTAAACTATTATCATTTCTCCTACGATCAACGTCCTGGTCTATATCATCGATAGACACAGTAATAAGTGGTAGAGTTAAGGTCCTATCCTCTCTCAGCTTAGCGATAGCTCTTTCTGGGTTAGCAAAAAATGCATTTACCTGTTGAGCTTTCTCCTCAGCGTCTATGAAATGTATATCTTTCATACGCCTTAGGATAAACTCAGTGTATTCTCTGTAAAAATTTGATTTTTCAGGTGGGGCTATTATTTCAAGCTCTTGAATCTTCTGTCTAAAGTAATCGGGTCCTCTCATTAATCTATTTGGCTTTCATCTATGTATTGATTCCCTAGCAGGTCTTTTGCATCTCTTAGCATTTTAGCAGCGCAAACTAAATGGTACACTCCATAGGATTCAAAGCTATCTTCCTGAACTTCGAAAATCTCGTAGTATATATTTTGAAATCTAGGACGGATAACATCTCCAGATATCACAGGACGTCCTATAGCCTCCTCAATATTAGTTTTATTAAATGTAAATACCTGGTCATTAGATAGCTCTATACCAAACTCATTTAGCTCTTCCTCTACAGGTCTAGGATCGTAATGACCGAATACGCTTACAGGTTTATGGTATAGAATCTTACCTGCGTGTTCATCATATAAAGTATCGTGGTTAGCATCACGTGTAAACCTAAATATTAAAAGTTCCGAGCCTGCTATCCTAATCATTTCCCCATCTACAGAATCAAATAGCCTAGTGTCAGGATTAGTTACATCGAACATATTTAATTCGCCTGAACTCTTGGAAAACATCTCCTCATCCGCAAATGAAACTTTAATATCATGTGGAGAGTTATATCTGAGATTTTTTCCTTTAGCCATTAGAATGTTGAGAATGCCGGTGGTTCTTCTATTTCATATAATAGAACTTCCTCTAAACGTGCCATCTCGTCTGTACCCTGTTGAATGAGTGCTTGACCGTTTAATTGTGCTCCACCTCCAGGAGATGGTAAAGTTGTGTACTTTCCTCTGATGCCTCCTAGAACTACTTGTGCGCCTGCCGTAGCAAACTTCTGTACCCAGTTAATATAGAAGGGGTGTAAGGTGTCACTATTAAGGCTTCTGAACTGGATAATTACTTCTTCAACAGCCATTGGTATAGGGTATATTAAGATGTACTTATTATCCACAATATCAAAAGAACCTTCCATAGATAGAATTTTACGCATCTGCTCTAGGTGCATAGTCATTATTAAGAAGTCTGTTACTTGAAAGTCCTTAAAAAGGAAATTATCCTGAAAATATTTAATAAAGAAATCAAACTCCAAAGTTCCCTGCTGCTGTGCTACAGATAGTAAGGATTTCTTGTAAACCACGTATTGCATATTGTTCATTACAAACCGTGGCAATTCATATAAGTTTCGACCTATTACAGTCCTGAATGACATGAAGTTAGTACACCATTGAGGAGCATGGTAATCTAGTTTGGAGATAGCTTCATCAATTACGGTTAGTATTTGGTGGTCCGTAAGCTCTACTCTAATTACAGGAGAACCTAACCTGGATAAGATAGAATCTTTAATACTTGCATAAAACTTGTTAAACGCGATAGAGTCGGAAAATCTACTACGGTTTAAAGTATCGTAGTCAATATCTCCAAACGTATTATGTGCGCTTGCGTCATTGGTGGAACCTACCTTAACGGCGGTAGTGTTACCCCAACTAGTCTTCGGACGAATCGGTGTTTGTGAATTGTTTGCGCTCATGTTAAAATACCTTCTCCATTATATAGCAAAAGAAGGAGGCTATAAAGCCTCCTTCTTATTTAAAAACTATTATTTAGTTTCTATTAACCAGTGACCTGACCTAGAGCATCAGCGAACGTTCTGTTCATTGTACCGAAAGGTTGTGTCAAGTATCGGCTATCAGCGCCTACTAGGCGGATGATACGATACCAACGTGATGATGGAGCAACAGCAGTCTTACCGTAGCGAGTAATCAAACCCTTACGTGGTTGGAAACTGTTAGGATCCACAACAGTTGGTAGCATCTGGATAGGAATATACGGTGAGTATATGTAACCTGTTTCCATAGCGTTAGTACCTTTGTAGCCGATGAGAAGTTCGTCCTCAGGCCACATTGGGTCAATGTAGATGTCATACTGACCTAGCCACTTACCTTTGTACTGAATAGTAGCACCAAGTTCACCAGCTTCTGAAGCATCAAGACCCCCTTCTAGTTTAGCAGCTGATTGTAACATAGCTGCGACTAGTGGAGAAGTGATAATGTAATTACCAGCTCCTCTGAAAGTAGTCTTGTAGATATCCTGAGCAGCGAAGTTAACAGCTGCAACAAGATTAGAGTAAACCTCACCTACGTGACGTGGTGCAAGACCAAGAGCACTAGAAGCGAAATCAACAAATGTTACGTTTTTATCTCCACCAAGGTCTAAAGCACCTCGGGCGTCGAAGCCGTATTGGTAATCTGTAGTACCGCCATCAAGGCGCTCATTAGGGAATGAATTTGAACCAGCGTTATCCATTGCAGATCTGTTAAACAGACCATTATCAACGTGATCATAAGCGATTGAGCGAAGATCTTCAAGAATTTCACGGTCAATTTCAAGAGCAACTTCCTTACCTAGAAGGTCAGTTAGTTCGCGCTCGAGATCGAGGTTGTGATAAGCTTTCAAGTCTTGAGCAGCTTCAATTGTCCATAGAGCACGGAATTTACGTGTCTTGGCAATTACAGCTTGTTGCTCGATATGGAAGCTAAGATCTGGAATAGTACCAGTACTACCAGCACCACTAACACCCAAACCCTCACCAGCGGATGTTGACCACTGTGAAAGAGTTGCAGTATTAGGGAAAGCAGCAATGCCACCACCCATAGTATTAGCAGAAGCATTAAGAGATGAAGTAGCAAGACTACCCCCACCTGCTGATGTACCTACATCCAAAGCGCCGACGTTTCCGAGGGCAGATGTAGTAGCATTTCTGTATGTAAGATTTCTCTTACCGTATACATTTTGAGTAGCGCCATCTCCAATTGTACGATCCATACCTAGGTAGAATACCTGAGAGACTGGACCTTGCATAGGCTGAACACCTACTACCTTATTGGCAATAAGCTCCGGAAAAACCCGGCGAACTAGAGGGAATGCGAACTTTTGAAAAGTACCCAAGTTTCCGACAGCTGTTGTAGCTTCTTCGAGCATACCAGACTTGCTTTGCTCAGCAAGTACGTGGCGGGCTTGATTTTCAAGAAGAACTGCAGTTGTCTCACGTGTGTACTGATTCTCAACGCCTTCTAGAATTGGAGCCCACTTTTCACAGAGAGCTTTTGAAGTATTGTTTTCAATCATAATATTATGTAAGATTAGTTTAGTTTTGAAAGACGAACTACGTCTTCTGTGAGAAACTCATTAAACACCGCAGAAGTGGGTGCCGAGGTCTCGTTAATACTTTCGTTTGTAATAACGAGAGCTTGTTCGGATGACTTGAAAGGTCTCTTAGAAACATCATCAAGAACTAGTACGTCTTCACGTAAGTTCACGACGGAATCTTCTAAAGTGTTATTTTCAGTCATTAATGAAGAGATTTTAGAATTCAAAGATTCTACAGTCTCTTGCAATTTTTCATTATCAGCTTTATAAGTTGAAGCTACTGCATCTTCATCAGAAGTTGCAAGGTCTTCAGCGATAACTGATTTAAGAGATTCATATACTTTTACAGCACGGAAAGTTTCGTTATCCTTCTCTAGCTCTGTAATAGCAGTCTCTTTCATTTCATTTAGCTTCATACGCATAAAACCGCCAACTTTAGCTTCTAGAGACTTTACCTCTGAATCTACACGTTCTTGGACAGTTTCCTCGATAATTGAAGCAATTTCCTCTAGTCCTGATTCCGAAAGGGTGTCAGGGAGAAGTTTTGCGATTTGTTCGAATGTGGTCATAATTATTACCTATCTCTTTATTTATGATAGTTTTATCTAAAAGTTAGATATTTTTTATTATTTGTTTAAAAGTTTCTTAAAAGAGTGGATAAACATTTTCTCCGCTCTCAGGTGATCTACGTCTTCTGCAACTCGTTTAGTAGTTTCAGTCATTACTTGATTCTCACCTAGCAAGCCTGGGAAGGCTCCGTGGCACGAAGGCTCAGATACCATATCCCAAGTAATTAATCGTAGGTTTTCGTTTACATCATAACACTCATTTTGAGAATTATATGTAAGTCCTCCTACAGCTCTAGAAGAAATTCCAATCTTAACTCCTGCTCTCAAAAGCTCTTGCAGAACTTTGCCAGATGGAGTATTTAAAATTTCGGCTTCTCCTATTACTTTGTTACCTTCCATAGTAAGACCTGTAATAATATGAGATGCATTTGTAAGGTGTACTACCTCATTAGAAGGGTGGTCTAATTCACCAATCAATCTACGTTCTTTTAAAGGACCTTGAAGCTTTTTAATTTCTCTTTCTAGTAAAGGCTGAGCATATACTCTCTTATTACCATTTTTAGAATTAGCTTCTTGAAATAGTCCTCTTACTTTCATAGGACCTGTTTTAGTGCCTTCAGTTAAAATTTGAAGTTCACCGAATGAAAATGTATCTCTTAGGAGTTCTGACATAGTTATAGTTCTTTAAATGTGTTTGTTAGGTATTTATCAGTAGCTTTGTTTCCTTTTCTACTTTTCTTCTTTTTAGGCTTCATCGGGTCTTTTTGAGCCCCTGCCATATTTACTCCAATACTGCCTACAGTTGTCATCTCTTTAAGAGCTTTAAAAACTATAGGGTTTTTATCTTCGTTACAATTCCACTTACGAAGAGATTTGTTTATACGGCTGTCCGGATCGTTTGCTGTTTTTGAAGAAGTATTTTTTTTCTTCATTCCTCCCATACGAGCACAGAAAGAAGCTCTACGACCTGCAGATTTAGATCCTTTCTTTAACTTTGAAGGGTCAGTAGTTACAGCAGTTTTTAATTCAGAGCCTGGGTTTTTAGCTTTATAAGAAGCTACACCTTTTGCGTTTAACCCCCCTTCAGGATTTTTACCTTCTTTTCGCTGCCAAGCTGGGGATTTATCTTCTGAAATAGGTCGGCAAGAATTATCTGAGTACGCCTTCTTTCCGGGAGTAGGTTCATACCCTTTCCAACATCTTCCCTTTTTCTTAGATCCAGAAGGTTTAGGATTTTTATTATCTGATACCATTACTACAGGATTTTCTGTTGTAGGCTTTGCGTTAGGCTTAGCTTTTACTAATCTTCTAGCAGGCTTAAATTTAATACTTACTTCTTCTTCGGCATCAGGAACGCTATCGCTTCCTTTAGCATCGGTATCATTGATTTCAGTTTTATCTGAATCCATAGCGCCACAAGCTTCAAGTAAAGCAAGGCGTTGAGTATCATCAATTTGGGGGAGGTCTTCATTATATTTTTTACCTACAGAATGTAAGGATTCGGTTGACGCTTCCGATAATGGTACAGAATCTGAAATCCCCATTTTAGCGAGGATTTCATCTGCTTTTGCCATTACCGTTTTTGCCATGGATTACTCTTCGTCTTCCTCTTCGTCTTCGTCTTCATCTTCTACCTTTACTTCATTGATTGCTATAAAAGTTTCACCTGTTTTCTCATCTTCGAAGATATCCCCAAAGGTGTACTTAGTTT